GTTGCATTTGCTGATTTAACCGAAGAAACCGTTCTAGGTTGGATTCAAAACGTAGTGATTGGTGATTATGAAACACATGTGAACCAACAAATCCAAAAACAAATTGATGATCAGGCTATCTCTGAGGCTTCAATGCCTTGGGCACCTGCACCATCTGAAGATTCTGCTTAATATAGGAAAATAATTATGACTGAACAAACTGAAACAAATAATGTTATTAGCATTAATGGTAAAGACTATAACCCAAATGATATGACATCTGAACAGCAGTACATCGTAAATCAACTACGTGATCTGCAATCAAAAGCTGATAATCTTAAATTCCAGCTGGATCAACTATCTGCTGCACAACGTATGTTTACTGACGCACTGATTCAATCAGTGGAAAAACCTGAGGGAGAAGCACCTGAAGGACCATTGCAGGAAAAAGTTGTAAACTAAGGATAAAATCATGCCAGTCACCCATAAACCAGTTCGATTAAGTGAAATCCAAACCGTATGGGGAGGATCAAACCCTATCGCAATGAGTGAATATTACGCTGGTGGAGGAAATGTTCCATCAGGAGAAGAGGGGTACAATACTAATTCGACTTCTACACCCATACCTTCTTCTGGTGAACATAAAATGAAGTATTTTATCAATACTGCAAATACTGAATTTTTTGGCAATACTCAGCAAGTTACTGCACCTACTGATGCAAAATTTGTCAGTTATAGATTTCATTATGTAAGAGAAGATTTGTATGGGTCTCCTCCCAATCGAATACCATCAATAGCTTCGACCTATGATTATAGAAGCAGCAATGGGGCAAATAGTTATGTTCCTTCTCTCGTATATAATGATCAGTGGTATGCCTCAACCTCAGTATCTGGGATATGGGAAGATAACCTATCACAAGCTTGGGGATATTCTAGCCATGATGATAATGTAGTAAGAGCCCTAGAAATTAGACTATATCTAGTTCCTCATAATTGTAATTATGTATTAATAGAAGGTTGGGGAGCAGGTGGTGGTGCTAGTTGGGGATGGTATAACATGTCAGCTAACGGAGGCGGTGGGGGTTATTGTAGAACGTACCTATATGTGGGAACGCATATTTCCCGTGGGGATTGTATAGCTGTTTGCCCTGGAACGCCTGGTGCTGCAGGTGCTTGGTTAGCTAGTGGAAGTGGTGGGGGTGCTACTATTGCTTGGATTGCCGGTGATGTTGATGATTATAAATATCATATTAATTGGGAAACACAATCACCTATAGAACATATCTATTTGCAATCAGTCTCTGATAGTACGGTTGATGCTCGCAAAAGAAATTTGCTTGAAAATATAGATTCTACTAATATTATTTTTTGCGCAGGGGGAGGCGGTGGCGGTGGGGCCTATAATTGGTCATACCAATCATTGGCTCACGGAGGTGCTGCAGGACAAAATGGATCTAATGGCAGTTTAAGTGTTTCTACTGCACAAGTAGGAACTAGTTCTTCGCACGCTACTGGTTCAATGACAGCAAGTCAAAATAACAGAAGTGGGAGTTATACAGCTTCAGAATCACATTTTACCTATAATGATTATTACACTAATGCTAGAATAACTCAGGGTTATGATTGGCAAAGAATGGTTTTCCCCCAAATGCCGTTAATAGGGTATTATGGAGAAAATACAGCATATGCAACAGCATCATCTGGTGGAGGTGGAGTATGGTCTTCAAATGGTGGTAATTTCGGATATACAGGCAGTGCTTCATATGCTGGTTCTAGAGGTGGTGCAGGGGGTGTAGTGGCTGTCTATAAGGGACAAAGTACATCAACACAGAATGGCAGTTCGACATCACCAGGAACTACAAGCGGATCCTTAGGAAGTTTAGTAAGTACTAGTAATAGTACAAATAATAAAACTAACACTGCTTATGGCGGTGCTGGGAATCAATATACTCATAGTAGTAACAATAGATATGGTAACGACGGCGGCGTCGGCCAATTTAACATAAGATTTTACAGTTAATAACGGAGTAAATTATGCCCTGGGATTATATGAGAGATTCAAATGGAGTACCGCTGCATTGTCCTCAAGCAGCTATTGCTTTAAATGACAGTGATGAGGAGAGAAGAATTAGACTTTATGGTATGTCTCCTAGAATTATAGATGTTAAAGCTATTCAACAAGGGGAAATTGATACAATTTTAGAAGCTGTTGAAGGCATTGATACTGAAGGTAATTGGGTAAGAGCTGAATTAGATGTACCAGATGCTTGGGATTCAGGAACGTTTCAACCTATGGCTACCCTCAAAGTTAAACAAATGGCTAAATGGGCAAAAGCAAAACTAGATGAATCTTAGCGATTTTTTCCTTATAAATAGAGATAACATGTTTGTAAGGAAAATGAAATGGCCAATCCAACCTCAAGAGATACGTTAATAGATTATTGTAAACGTAGACTTGGTGACCCTGTAATTGAAATAAATGTAGATGTAGATCAGTTAGAGGACCGAGTTGACGAGGCATTACAATACTATCAGGAGTTCCATTCCGAAGCTACATTCAGAACATTCTTAAAACATCAAATCACACCAGATGATATTTCTAATGAGTATATTCCTATTTCATCTGATGTGATTAGTGTTACTAAGATGTTTGCTTTAACTAGTGGTTCTATTAACAAAAATTTCTTTGACATTAAATATCAAATGCATTTAAATGATATTGCAGATCTCCATTCATATATTGGGGATCTTGCTTATTATGAACAAATGCAACAGTATCTTGCATTGCTAGATATGAAATTGACAGGTACTCCACAGGTTGACTTTGTAAGAAATCAAAATCGACTTTATATTCACGGTGATTTTAATGATGGTGATATTAAGGCAGATGACTACATTGTTGTAGAAGCTTATAGCATTGTAGATCCTTCAACCCATACAAAAATTTGGAATGATATGTGGCTGAAAGAATACACTACAGCTCTTATCAAACAACAATGGGGTGCTAACCTAATTAAGTTTGAGGGTATGCAACTACCAGGTGGCGTGATGTTAAATGGACGCCAAATATTCGATGATGCAACTCAAGATATCGAAAGATTAAGAGAAAAAATTCGGATGGATCACGAGCTCCCAATCGATTTCTTTATGGGGTAATGCATGGCACGTAACTTATACTTTTCCGATAAAGTACGCTCAGAACAAAACTTATATGAGGATATCGTAATTGAATCCTTAAAAATGTATGGACAAGACGTCTATTACATTCCAAGAGATATTGTTAATGAGGACAAGATCTTTGGAGACGATGTTCCATCAAGGTTTAATTCTGCTTACAAAGTAGAAATGTATATAGAAAACACCGATGGGTTTGATGGAGATGGAGATCTCTTTACAAAGTTTGGTGTCGAGATTCGTGACCAAGCTACTTTTGTACTTGCAAGAAAGAGATGGACACAGACAGTATCACGTTATGATAATGAGATAAACTCTATTCGTCCTCTAGAAGGTGATTTGATTTATCTACCATTATCTAATTCTCTTTTCCAAATCATGCATGTCGAGCATGAGCAACCTTTCTATCAATTATCTAATCTTCCCACATATAAAATGCGCTGTGAACTCTTTGAGTACAACGATGAAGATCTTGATACAGGCATTGATGCAATCGATGCGATTGATAGAGATAATGCTTATGAATATCTACTTACTCTTGATTCAGCATCAAGTGGTTATGTGGTTGGTGATATTGTACAGCAGACATTCTCATCAGGTGTAGTAATGCAAGGTGAGGTATCTGCTTGGTCAGATTCAGACAATATACTGAAACTCATTCATGTTGGTGCAGACGACGGCAAATATCATGAGTTTGTTACAGGACGTAAAGTTGTTTCAACTCGTAACCTTGGTACCGATCTATTACCTAGATATTCTAACTCACTTGTATCGTCAACAAATGAAGATAATCAAATCTCTTCGAATGAACAGAACGATGACTTTGAAACTACTGCAGATGGATTCTTAGACTTTACTGAGACTAATCCATTTGGCGATCCGAATGAGGCTTAAATATGTTTGGAACACATTTTTATCATAAGAAAATAAGAAAAGCCGTAGCTGCATTTGGAACTATGTTCAATAACATTTATGTGTTGAGAACAAATTCATCTAATCAAGTGATTAGTCAGGTTAAAGTTCCACTATCATATGCACCTAAACAGAAATATCTTGAAAGAATCAGAGAAAATCCAGATCTAGACAATGATACAAAGGTAGCTATTAAACTACCTCGTATGTCATTTGAGATTCTTAGCTTTACATATGACCAAAGTAGGCAGCTACAGAAAACAAATAACTTCTTTCAGGCTGGTACTTCTGGTAATATTAGAAATAGATTCTATAGCTTTGTACCATATAGCATTAACTTCCAATTAAACATTTATGCTAAATCACAAGATGATGCATTGCAAATCGTAGAACAAATCCTACCGTTCTTCAATCCACAATACACATTAACTATGAAACCTTTTGATGACTATCCTGAAATTAAAGAGGATATTCCTATTACAGCAGTTGGTGTGAATTTTGCTGATGATTTTGAAGGACCTATGGAAGCACGTAGGACTATCATTTATTCAATAGATTTTGATATGAAGATTAATTTGTATGGACCTGTTACAGAAACTGGTGTCATTACAAAAGCTATTACAGATATTACTGATTTAAATAATAATCAGCAGATCGAAAGAATTGAAGTAACGCCAAACCCCGATGATATTACTGGTGATTCGGACTTTGGATTTAATATAAATATTGATACGGAATTTCCATATCAGCCTTATGTGGCAAATAGTTATGTTGCAAATGATTACGTTTCTCATGATGCAACACCACTTATATTACCATATGTCAAAAAAGGTTATATGGACTCTGATTACGTTATATCGTATTACAACTAGGAGCAAGAAATGGCCATTATACTAAGAAATACTAAAGGCTCTGCTTTGACTTATGAAGAATTAGATGGTAACTTTACTGATCTAAATGGTAGAGTACTAGATTCTGATGGCATCAAAGCTCTCATTGATGCTGATTATATTCAAGCAAATCAAGCAGACATTTATCGTGACAGTGCATTTGTCACAACAATCGTAGATTCAGATTACGTCAATGCAAGAATTACAGCCCACTATAATGGGTTTGATTCTGATTTTGGTACTAAGTCAACTACAGATCTAAGTGAAGGTACAAA